ATAGTGAATAGCGAGGTTGCCTAGTTTTGCTGGTCCTGGCTGGTTGCAGACTAATCTAGGCGCAACATGAGTGCTGTAGCCGTTGATCGCCGCACGGCCCAGACCGTATGTCGTCTTGTAGACTGTCGCCACTTCCTCTAGCGCTGTGATGTCTTGCGGATCAGTGGCAATCGATACTGTCCAAGTGTTTTCACAAGTTACATCGATGCCGTGCAAGTCTTTTGAAGTTGCGGGGCTGCTACCATCGAGAAACGGCATTTGCACAACAACTTCGCTGCTATCGTAGATATTACCGTTTTCGCCGCCGAGCGAATACAATGTGTTGCCGCTTCGGCATAATGTCTGGCGTCCGTCATACGCCCATCGATCAACAATAAATCCAGGCTCATACACTGACCATGCAGACACTTTAGATGACGGGAAGAAGCTAAAGACATACATTTTATTGCCGATAGCCAAGATATAACGTCCGTCCCGCTGCTCAAGCGTTGCTTTTGACAGTTCCGCTAGTGTGCGATTTTCTTGTATTTGATCGACAATCAATTCATCAATCGGGTTGCCGATGTCGCCGACAAACGCAGCGTTCGAACTGTCTCGTGAACGTAAAGACCGCAAGCCAGATAGCGACAAGTAGAATACGTCGTTTTCACCAAACTCAACTACGCTATCAGGCGCAATTGTGCCTGTGTTCTGCAAAACCTGAATTTGCTGGTTTAGCGCTTCATCTGCGTCAACAAACCAAATTTGTATCGCTTCTTCCGCCAGCACAGCAATATTATCAAAATACGTCGCAATCGCTTTCAAATCTTCCGATCCGCGCGAATGGTTTGCTAAGTTAATAAACCCAGCACCTAACGTCGTGTCGTTCCACTCTGTCGGATCGTCAATTGCAGAGAAGTGTAGCAAACTATCAGATAGCGCGTACATTTTCGTTTTGACGGGGATCACAAAACGTCCTGGGGTGTAAGCGTTAATTGTTGCTGCGTCTGCACCGCCGTCTAGGTAGTTTTGCGCAACAGGGTCAAACGCTGTCGTGACATTACCGCTTGTCGTAATCGCAATCGTCTTATTGTTGTATGACGACCCGCTTTCTTTAGCGATAATATTTACAAACTGATTAACAGACGTTGCTTCGTATTCTGGACCAGACGGGAAATCGTTGATCGCAGCTGCAATCTTCAATGCTGTGTATGTGTGTGATTGCTCCCACGTTATCTGATCCCCGATAATATTTACGCCGTCCACGGTAATAGCAGTAATAGCATTATCGATACCGCCAGACATATGAGCAAGGTTCCCAATCGTAAACGCACCATCCACCTCAAACGTTACTTGAAACCCATTATAAGCAATGCCGACAGCTGGCGCTGTAATCGTCAAAACGTTGTTTACTGCGACAGCTGTGTAATCGCTGGGGCCATTTGTGATCGCAGTAGCAATGTTAGCAGCCGTCAAACTGTTCGAACCGTTGTGCGAAACAGGATCGCTGATCAAATCAACACTGTTGACGCGCAAAATCCGCAATTCGTCGCCTGGGTTTGACGTTCCGCCCGTTACTTCGAACGACGCTGTTGCGGCTGTACCGCCAGCTGTACCAGCTGTTACTTCGAACGTTGCCCGTGCGCGACCATCAAACCAATCAGTAATACGAGTGCCGTTAAAGTAATGATAGATGCGCCCATCCGCAAATTGCGCAGCTGCGTAAAGTTGTCCGTTATAAAAATCGACAGACAATACGTCAGTCAATTCTTCGCCAGACGGATGCTGTAATCGAACATATGTCACGTTTGACGGCGTATCCGCCGCGAACGTCACGCTGCTTTCAGCATCAGACCCAAATGTGTAAATCTGTCCCGCCGCAGCTGCCAGACCAATTGTGTTTGAAGGTAACTGCACAATCTCAACAAACGCTGGGCGCTTTTCAATCTCGCCGCCCCGCGTGATGTGTGCGTTTTTAAGTTCAACTAGAGTGCCAGGTGCTGCCGTAACGTTCATACGCCGACGATCTAAACCACCTCGAAAATCCTCGACTAAGATATACGGCATTAGTTATTTCCTGTGGTTGCAATCAATGGTGGGCCTTTTGGACGATACATCCCTTCTGGTTCACCACCTCCAATAACAAAGGTTTCTGTCTTAGCCATACGCGCTTTCAATCGCGCATAATGTGCTTGTGCTTGCGCAAGTTTGTTCTGTGCATCAGCCTGTTTCTGGCGCTGTAAGATTTCCGCAGCCGCATAAAGAACGATTAGCTGGTCATCCAAATCAGCTGTATCCGCTTCCGCAATAAACGTAGACAAGTTTCGGATACCGTGTACGCGAACGCTATCTGTGCCTGTCGCAGCATCAGAATTGTTTGCTGGGATAGGCCATAGTTCGATCTGATTGTTTTCGTAAGCATCGTATCGACGAATAGGCGATGATCGAACACCGCGATCACTGTCATGCTGATTGTAGTGTTCAGCCGTGATGCCATACTCTAACTTTGTCCAGTAATCGCCGTGCTTTGTTTCCATCCGTTCGATACGCTCGAACACTAGGTCATCGGGTACGTCATAATACCGCTGTCCCGCAGCAATCGTAATGTCTCTGCGAATGCGCAAGAAAGGCCAGCTGTAATCCTCCCATAGCCGCCTTTGCGTTCTTTGCAGCATATTGATGAATACATCGCGTGTCGCTTTGCCCAAGTTTGGCTGCAATGAATGCCCGACTTCCGCTCTTAGATCATCAATTAACTGCCCTAATGACGTACCTCTGCCCATGCTCTATTCCTCGACGTATGCCTCGTTTTCAGGCGTTGTGGGATCGTCTTTAACAAAATGTCCTTTTGCAGTACGCGCCCGTTTGCGTGTCGTTGTTTTCTTTGCTGGCTTTTTCGGCTCTGGCTTCCAAGTTGGATCAAGCAATTCTTCCCCGATACGCGCAGCATCCAGTGTTGTTGGCAAATCACCAAACTGGTTAAACTGATTTACGACTTTCTGATCGCCGTAAAATCGTCCAAGGCGGTCACGCTCACTATCCATAGTGCCGTCCATTTCGCCAATAACTTTGATATTTGTAACCGCATCTGGTCCGTGAATAGACTGCAACAGCATAATTTCAGCTGGCGTTACTGATGGGCGTGGCACGACGCTTCGAATATCCCCCCCGATAGCGACAGTGCATGAACATAATTGAAACATAGTTTCCTCCTGATTGTGATGAGAGGGCGCAGTGCGCCCCCTCGGTTAATTTTAGGCGATTTCGTAAACGCCGTGGCAGTTCAGCTGTGTCGCTGAAAGTGCCGCTGTTGTTGTAACCGCACGGTACATTACATACTGATCGGCTGGACGCGCTGGGCTGTGACGCTTCATCTTCTCGCCGTCCATGTAGTACATGCACAGTTTTGATGAATCGATGATGTAGCAGCGCTTGCTTGGGTCTTTGGTTGCGATTGTTAGATCGTCCAAAGTTGGATCATACTGGAACGTTAGTCCGTTGTAGTTGATCTCGCCCATTGCAATGTTTTGACCACGCGCAAAACCAGTTTGCGAGTAGTTACCATTGCGACGTAGTTCGTCTGCAAGACGATCTAGGAACGCTGAACCACATACAGCAACGTTTGGCTTGCCGCCAAAACGCTTCAATTGGCGCATTTCTGAATGAAGTGTTTCAATCAGTTCTTGGCCTGATGCTGTTGTTGCAATTGCAGTGTTCGCACGGTTGCGCCACCAAGTATTTGTCGCAACTGACAAGCCGCCAACAGTACCTGTTGTTGGATCGTCTAGGATGATTGACTGAATACCAGCGATTGCGTTTGCATCGGCTGTACCGTCACCGAACAAGAAATCGTTCATGCCACGGCTGTAACCTTCCATCATGTCGTCCAGCTTGTCTTGGAACAAGTTCGCAAGAACAGTCTGATCACGACCAGAGTGGTTAGATGTACCAGCTGATGTTGTGCTGTCTGAAACGCTGATGCCGTCTTTTTTCAATTCGGTCAGTGTTAGAGAAATACCAGCATGGTGTTCTTTCCACGCATAGTTTGCACGTTTGATGTTTGCTGGGTTTGCATAAGTCACTGTGTCGTTATGCGTGTAACCAGAAACGGTTGTTGTGTATGTGCCTTTGACAGCAACACTCAACTCACCCTTACCACCAGGGAAAGTTTTTGCAGACGAATCCATCGCTTTAAGCAATGGTTTGTCCTGTAGGGACTGCGCATAGACGTTGCCTTTATCGATGTAGTAATCGAGGGCAGCGTTAGCGATGTTGTCCAATTCAGCTTGTGTAAAAGCCATTGTACGCTCCTAACGTTTAAGAGTTACCCAAAGCATTGGCAATCGCTTCATGTAACGATTGGGGTTCCGCTTGTGGGCTTCCTCCAAGTTTGCCACCTGATGCCGTTTTCATTGGGCGTCGGTCAGCGAAACGTGATTGGAACCGTGTGTTGACAGCTTCATATGCTTCACGCGCCATAGCGATTGCATCTTGGGCTGTATTTGGCCTACCGCGTTCCGAAACCATAACCCGAATACGGTCATCAATTTCTTCTTGCTTGAGGTCAAAGTCAGGATCGGATTGACGGGTTTTTTGTTCCCACGCCGTTACCGTTTCAGCCAAACTATTAATATGCTGTTGCGCTGCTTGTTGCTGTTGCGCTTGGGCATATTGATTAACTTGCGCTTTCGCGCGTTGTTCGTTGGCTCGAAGTACAGCCATTTCCCGTCCAGCATCTTCATCTAAGTAGCCATCATTGACGCGGGTTTGAATATCTTGGGGCAAGACTATGCCAGCCGCTTGAGATAAATTCTGCACATAAGGCTTCAATGCATTTAACGCAGCCATTGGATCAGCTTTCATCAAAGCCATGATCTCCAGACCTTTTGCAGCTTCCTCACCAGACAACTTATTGTCGGATAAATAATTCTGCATTATGTCAAACTTTTGCGCGTTTTCCTTATATGCGTTCCGCTCCTCTAATACTTTCTTAAAACGTGGATGCTTGTGGAAAGGTACATCTGTAAAATCTTCAACAGGCTCAGAATATTCTTCATCACTTGCTTCAGATGCAGCTGCAACTTCATCCAGTTCATCAACCTCGCTCTCAGAGTGCGACTCTGGTTCCTCGTCGGGCTGCACAGCGTCTTGTATGACACTAAGCAAATCCTCCTCGGTTTCGCTTTCTGCGGTAGACGACTCCGCATTTTCGTCCTCGATTACATCGGTTTCGGTGGACGGTTCCGCAACCTCGGTTTCATCAACCATATTAGCGTCCTTTCTGCTCTTAGTTTACCGCTGTTGACCGTAGTAATCAACAAACGGCAAATGGTTACTGGTTATTTGCCCCCATTGGTGATGGTCCTCCCCCACCAGCTGGAAGCTGCCTCGGCGCATTATCTGCGCCCCCTCCTGGCGGCCCCTGCAATGCGGGATCACCAGTTCCTTGCGATTGTCCTTGATTCATTGCGACAATGCTCGGAATTTTGTCTGCAAACGCCGCATCAAGTTCTAACTTGTCGTCTAGGCGTTTTAGCAATTCTTTTGCCAACCAGCGCGGATCGATGCCAGGAATTTGCAACAAGAACGGCATAATCCGCTCGATGTTTGCAAGTTCGGCTGCGCGGTTTGGCTTACCTGTCGATCCAGCTTCAATCTCTAGGTAAATTTCTTCCATGATTTGATCGCGGGTCATTTCAGGCCATACTGCACCTGGACCTACAATCTTTTTAACTTCATCGACAGACAGGTTTTGCAGCAACACTTGACCAGCTGCGCGTGTGATTTCAGACATAAAGCTGTCTAATTCATCAACATTTGCGCCCATTGTGGACATTCTGGCGCTTTCAGCAATCGATGTTTCTGTCGCTGTCGCTCGTGATAAGCCGCCAAACTGTGCTTCTTGCGCACCGACGACCAACTGAATGTCGTCAAAAATTGTGCGCACCTCGTACAAGTTTGGATCAATACCAATTTGACCGACAGGCTGAATAACGTCGTTTACTTTCTGACCAGCTGCCAGCGCTTGCAGTTCGATCACCGCGTTTGCTGGGTGTGTCGCAAGTTTTTCCTTATCCGCTTCCTCTAACACCCCAGCTGGTGCCGCATACTTCGGACGGTTTGCACGGCGATGTTCTCGTAATCCTTGACGCGCACGATTGTATTCGTGCTGCATTGGCAACAACAAGCTAACGTCTGATGGTGGATATAAGTGATCTTTATGCTCAACTTCATTGAACACCAAAGCAAAGATAGGCCAGAAGGTTTCAACTTTTACGTCTGGCCCCATCGGCTCACGCAAGAAGTCATCGTGTCCGTCAGCCATACAATACTGAACACCTGTCTTGCGGTCATATACCTCATAAATCTGCACTAACCCGTCTGGTGCGCCCTCTCCGTTGATCTCGTCATAGCTTGTACGCTGTGTGTAGGGATCATTGGGGCCAACTAACCGCCCTTTCATGTCGTAGGTGCGGTACTGGTCTTTTAGATCAACGTCGTAAATCTCTTTTACTTCGTCTGGCGTTAAATACAGTTCATGCGCAATCCATTCTGCACCAACAAATCCACGCAGCTGCCGACAGCGTGGGTCAATGATAATCGAATTTGCTTCGGGGAAGTCGAACACCAATCCTTCGCGGATCGTAACCATCGGCTCCTCTAGCAGTGTCTGCATTGAAAGCATCAATGCTTCGATCTCAGGGTCGTCTTGTTCGATCTTCCCCTCTGCCGCCTCTTGCGCTACCCGACGCAAGAAGTCGATCTGTGCTTGTACGTCAGCAATTTTTGCAGCCACTTCTGGCGCTCGATCAACGTCACGCTGAAACCCAACCTTAACAAAGCCGACGCCAGTAGTAATGACACGACGCACCAACGCTTTCATTTGCGATTTAAACGCTGGTTGCTGCTCTTTCATGTAATAATCAAACAAGTTTTCTAGCGTTTTAGCTACGTTATCCAACATTTTGTTTTGGTTTTGGCCCTGCATGTAGTCTTGGATAATCATAGACGCTTCTGGCGGGACGGGCAGACCGTTCTGGGCTGCACCTTCCGACGCCATAAACGCTTGCGCAAGTGTCTCTGGCACACCGTCCCAAAACTCGTAATTCATGCGATTACG